TGAGGTGAGAGTATGGATGCTGACGAAATAATAAAAGCAATTGAATCTATATGGGCTAAGACAATGGCAGAAATAGAAGCTAAACGACAACAGTGGGTTAAAGAGGGTAAGTTAGTAGATGAAGTTACCTGTGGACAAGATGCACAAAACAAGCTTACTTTTCAAATGTTTAAAGAAAATAAAATGTCAGCAGCAAACAATGAAATACAAATGTTACTTGCTGACAAAACATAGGAGGGGTTATATATGTTTATAATTAAATGTACTGAATGTGGTAGAGAATGGCAAATAAATTCTAATAAAGATATTAGCGACAGCCCAATATATGCAGCTGGATACGAGGGACAAATAGGAATTCAATGCAAATGTAAGCATGGGTTTACGGAAGACGAGTAGGAGGGGTTATGGAGCAAATAGATACCCGTTGCTATAGTTGTAACTTATATATTTCTAAGTGTTGCCGAGGACATACAAACTTCTGCACTTATAGAAATAATAAAAACAAATACATAAACACATTATACAGTAATAAATCCGAGAACCCTAACCGGTTCTTTTTTTATGCAATAAATACTTAGGAGGTTTTATGGATCAGTACCAAAAAGACCGAGCGATAGAACTCCATACAATGGGGTTAGGTTATAAGAAGATAGGTCAAGAACTTAGTATATCACCCAAGACAATTGAGAGCCACATAGTAAGATATAAACGCTCTCAGGGTATATCAGAACAAAAAGAAATAGATATACAAACCGAATTAATTAAGGACTTGCAGAAACAATCTAGCAGGTCTTTTTTATGTGATAAATATAAGATAACAGACAGAATATTATCGGCTTACATAGAGGATATAAAAGATAAAGGTTATCAAGTGTTAGACGACTTAAAGTACGGTCAAGTTAAGATATGTAAAGATGTTGTAAACTCTGATAATGTTCACAAAGAAGAATGGAACGGAAACAAGATAATCCGGTTTGGTGTTGTGTCTGATACACATTTATGCAGCAAGTGGCAACAGTTAACATTTCTTAACCATCTGTATGATGTATTTCAAGATGAAGGTATAACAACCGTATTTCATAGCGGAGATTTAACAGACGGGTATCATATGCACCCTGGACACCAATATGAAGTATTTAAACATGGAGCAGATGAACAGGAACAGTATGTAATAGACTATTACCCTAGTAGAAAAGGAATACTAACAAAGTTTATCACAGGGAATCACGATCATAGTCATATAAAGTCTGGCGGACATGATATAGGTAATCCAATAATGAAAGCTAGGCCAGATATGATTTATTTAGGACTTAGCAATGCAAAAGTATATATTACACCTAATTGTATAGTCGAATTAAATCATCCGTTAGATGGTGCTAGTTATGCCTTATCGTATGCACCGCAAAAGACTATTGATGCTATGGAAGGTGGAGAAAAGCCAAACATATTGCTAAACGGTCACCACCATAAAATGTTAAATATGTTTTATCGTAATATCCAGTGCTACGAAGCTGGAACAACTTGTGCCCAGACTCCTTGGATGCGCGGTAAACGTATAGCTGCAATGGTAGGAGGTTGGATAATTGAAGTTCACGTTGATAATGAGGGAACTATTACAAGGTGTAAGGATGAAAAAATATTGTTATACAAACCGTTAGAACATGATTATAAGTAGGAGGACTTATGACACCAGAATATGAAAAAATATTATCAACTGAATACAGCGAAAAGTTTGACGATTTGCGTAAAAAGGCAATGGTTATGGGACATTACAAATACGGTAGTGTTAAAAAGAACCGTGATTTAAAATGCACCGATATGATCGGCTCAATAGAAAAACGAATTAAAAAGTATTTAGACACAGGCAACACAGAATATCTTATTGATGTTGCTAATTTTGCAATGATTGAATTTATGTACCCATCACACCCAAGCGGACATTACGAACCAACAGACAGTAATCAAAGTCCCGGACTTGTAGGAATGAGCTATAAAGAAGTCGAGGACTTTATGAGAAACGAGGGTTAATATGAGATATTACATAGCTGGAAAGGTTACAGGACTTGAAAATTACAAGTCTTTTTTAATGCCGCTGAACAGAAACTAAAAAAACAGGGCCATTTAGTTATGAATCCCGCTATATTGCCAGAAGGATTTCCGTGGGAAAGTTATATGCCTATATGCTATGCAATGATAGACGCCTGTGATGCTGTATATATGCTTGATAATTGGCGAGAGAGTGTAGGGGCTAGGCTGGAATACGATTATGCAATAGACAAAGGCAAATTAATTACCATGAAATTGACAGCGAACATATAACAGTTAAGAGGGTGAGAGAATGGACACGAGATTAATCATTGTATTAATTTTTAGTATTGTAATAATTTGTATGCCATGTATTTTTGTTGTTATTGATTTACGCAAACATTTCGTGGTTAATCCGCTAATTCAGCTTTCTATTATAGCGTTATTAGCATCAATAGAGTTTTTTATAATTGCTTTTATTAAGTAGGTGACACCATGGCAGAGTTGACACAGGCAGATCTAAAAAGAGTATGGGCATTACAGATTAGATTCGCACAAGAAGCTGAAAGGGCCAAACAACGAAATGAAATATATGAAGCATATAGATTATTTAAGGGTAGATACGCGGTATTAATTGGTGGTTCTGGATCTGGTAAATCATACGAAATAGCCGATAAACATATTGACCGTATAGTATTAGAGGATAAACATAGAATACTTTGTTGTAGAGCAGAACAGAAACAAATCAGTGAATCACAAGTACCATTGATAGTGTCCAGGATACAAACAAGATACGAACAAAGCTACTTAAATAATCAATGGAAAATAAACTTAAGTAAAGGCCACGAATCAATTACTTACTTGCCTAATGGAAACCAGTTTATATTTTGGGGGCTTGATGATCCTAGTAAATTAAAATCCATATTCGATATAACATCTGTATGGATGGAAGAAGCAGACCAAAGTACAGTCGAAGCAGTAAGAGAGCTTGACCGACGTTTAAGAGGTTACAAAGGTAAGAATAAGAACGGTACTGACAAATACATGCAGATGTCATTTTCCTTTAACCCTGTGTCGGTATTAAGCTATTTGAAGAAAATGTTTTTTGATACTAAAGAAGAAAATCAGATAATGTTACACGGCGAACAACCATTTACAGACTGTGAGTACTGGAAAGACTTTAAACTTCCAGACTTTAACATTAAGATTAAATACTTTGATGAAAAAGAAAAGAAGGAAAAAGAGAAGTATAAATACAACACGTTAGTAATGCACTCAACCTATTTAGATAATAAATTTATTGATGATAACTACGCTAGTACATTAGAAAAACAAAAGAAAGACGAACCCGAAGAATTTAATGTATATGCATTAGGCCAATGGGGTATTACAGGTGGTACATACTTTGATAAAGGACAAGTCAATAAACGTATTTTAGAGCAACCTAGACCGATTAAGAAAGGTTACTTTGAGTATACAATAGGATATGATAAGGAAAAACAAATCAAGGTTATAGAGAAGTATCATTGGGTAGATGATAAAGAAGGTTATATATCAATCTATTCAGTACCTAAAGCAAATTACCCTTATGTACTAAGTGGTGATACGGCTGGTGATGGCAGCGATTATAATACTGGTATACTCACAGACAATACAACTGGTATCGAATGCGCTAGTGTAAGGGTTGCTAATGATGAAGATTTATACGCATTACAAATGTTGTGTTTAGGCATGAAATATAACGAGGCTTTAATAGGCTTGGAAGTAAACTTTAGTAGCAGACCAATGAAGATTATATCTGAGGATTACGGCAATAATAATTGCTACTATCGCGAACAAGCACCAGACAGTATAAGCGGTCAACCTGTTAAAAAGATTGGTTGGAATACTAATAAAGCAACTAGACCTGTTATATTGGCAGATTTAAGAACATTAGTTAGAGAAAATGTCAATAAAATTAGCAGTATTGAAACTCTTAACGAAATGACAACATTTGTAAAAAATGATAAAGGTAAACCCGAAGCTGCTAATGGTATGCATGATGATATGGTTATGGCATGGGCGATAAACCTTGGCATCAAAGGACAGCAAACCAATATAGTAACAGTCAAGGAGTATGAACTAGATTGGAATAGTATTCCTGATGATTTAATCGAGGATTATGAGCGTGCATCAGATAAGTGGAAACAAGTAATATTGGATAATTGGTATAAACAAGGACTATTCAAACAGAAATAGTCTTTTTTAATGCACATTTTTAAGGTAGAGAGCAGACAGAAAAAATAGAGAGGATGATAGACATGATAGTAAAGTATTTGAAAGATGATGTATGGGGTTATATTGACAACGTACGTCAAGTGGCAAACAAAAACATTGATAATGACAAATTAATTAAAGCTTACGACGAATGTGAAGATTATAAAGACATTACACATTCTGGAGAAAAAGATATTGCAAGCTACGTTGTGTGTGGAGAAGGACAGTTAAGTATATTGCCAAAAGAAATTATTGCTTCAAATAAAATTTACTTAATGGCAATAGCAGATCAATCTGATTGGGGACACAATGTGCATACAGAAAATTTGATTGATGGAACTATGGCACTAGAAAATTATCCAACCGCAGTGATTTTACTGTATGTGGAAGAACACAAAGAATATGACAGCATTGCATTAGTGACTAACCAGAAGTGTTATTTAATGAATGATAAAGGTCAAACAATTGAAAGATTAGTATAAGATAGCTGCTCTCTGTCTTATTTAAATTTTAAGAGGTGATTAAGTGCTAAAAGAGGTGAAACGATTGGCTAAAAAAGTAAAACTTACAATACAGGGCAAGGAACAAGAGCTAGACGATTTACAGATGTTAAAGGAATGGGAAGAAAAGTTCAACACAGCTTATGCACAATACGCTGGCGAACGTGCCACCTATGACGAACTTGAGAACGTTTACAGGGGCACAAAAGACACTGTAAAGAATATAAACAGCCGTAGCAATACAGCCGTTAAAAAGACAAACAACGTTCCTAACATTGTGTATGAATTAATTGAATCCGAAGTAAACACAACGACACCGGATTGTATTGTTAAAAGCAAAAAACCTGGATTTGAAGATTACGCCAAAATGATTCAAGACAAGATAATGAGCGACTTTGATTTGTTTGATATTGAAACATTAGCAGATATAAACGAGCGTAATACATATATGCATGGCATTTCAATAGCTTTGATGAATTGGAATAATAATTTAGGTCAGCATGAGTTTTTAGGAGATAAAGAAATTATAAATTACCATCCAAAACAAGTTATTCCACAGCCTAACATATATGACCATAAGAAAATGCGTTATTGCTTCTTAATATGCCCTACAACAAAGGATGAAGTATTTGAAAGAACTGGTGTTGATGTATCAGGAGAAACACAACAAAGGCCAGAAGCTAACGAAATAACGGGGAGCAATACAAATACAGCTACAAATAAAAACCAATCGACAACAAATGACATAGTAGATGAAAACGTTGTATTGTACCTAGACAAAGACGGTGATGTATGTAAGTTCGCTTGGGTAGGTTCAACGGTTACCGAAAACAAACCTAAGTATTATTATCCTAGGGTTGAAGAATGTAAGGATTGTGGCGCAGAAAATGCACAGGGGGATAAGGAATGTTCCGTATGTGGGAGTAAGAAACTTAAAACCAAGGTGATAATGGAAGAAACGATTGCAGAAGAAATGGTTTTATCTCCAATTATTTACCCTAAAAAGAAAAAGGAACTTAAGGCCGACTTAACCGGTAAAAAGTTTGTGGATGAATCAACCTCACAGGAAGTAATAGAAAGAGTGGTCCCGGCCGGAACAGTTATTCCTATTCCAGCGCCAAAACGGCTACCAATTATAGTTCGAAAGAATATACCGTTGAACTTTAGTTTTAGAGGTAGAAGTGATGTTGAGACAATCCGAGATCAACAGGAATCAATTAAAAAAGTATGGTCCCGCGCAGAAGAAAAAACATTAACAGCTGGTGGAATAATTGGAATCCCACAGAAACTAAACAAACAACCTACTGATGATGTGTATCAAGTTTGGAAAGGCAATGGCTTAGACTTGTCACAGATAGTTGTTAAAGACTTAAAAGCTGATATTTCACAAGATATTGAGTTTGCTAACCTTAATAAAATGTTTGCAAAGGACACTTTAGGCATTACTGACAGTTACCAAGGCAAATATGATCCTTCTGCAAATAGTGGTAAGGCTAAACAGGTTCAAGTTGAACAGGCAGCCGGAAGATTACAGAGTAAGGTTAAAAATAAATTCACGTTCTACGCTGATATGTTTGAATTAATGTTTTATTTTGACCTGTGTTTTACAAAAGAAGCTA